TAAACTTGTAGATGTTGCTCCAAAAGATATACCTGTTTTTTTAGGGTAAGAACCTCCTGTTCCAGTATTTACATTAATTGAGACATCATCTGTTGCGTGATATAAACTTAATTTAGCACTAGGCGAATCTGTTCCAATTCCTACGTTTCCGTTTGCACCAGCAGTTAGTATTTTAGTATTATTGTGTCTTGAAATAATATTAAATTTATCAGTCGAAGCTCCTAATCCTCCTCCAAATACAATAGCCCCACTATTTGAGCCAGTTCCTCTAAGTTTTAATACTGCTGTACCAGAAGCATTACCATTGTGTAATATTTGAGTAGCATTTCCGTCTGTACCAGTATTAGTAGAATTATCAACATCTTTTACAACTTCTAATTTAGTGTCAGGCGAAGTCGTACCGATTCCAACATTTCCACCATTAAGATAACTGTCTCCTGCTGTGTCAATTTTAACTGTTGTAACATTTCCGCTTGCTTTTAAAAATAATTCAGCATTTGTAGAACCATCTACAAATAATCCACCTAAATTTGTTCCATCATACTCCCCTTTAAAAACATATCTACCAGTCGTTGTTTGATTTACAACAAATATTTGGTCAGGTGAATCAGTTCCAATTCCTACATTTGACCCATTATCATAAATAACACTATTGGTTATTGTATCTGTATCACTCCATTTTGCTACATAGTTAGCCGTACCTGAACCATCTACTCCTGAAATATCTGATAAATCTTGCCAATCTGTTCCTGTACCTGTAGATACTAATACTTGGTCTGCTGTACCTGATGAGTTATTTGAATCTAAAAATGCTCCTGTTACATATAAATCCCCTGTAACCTTAGCTCCAGAACTTGTTGTTTCAAGTTTTTTAGAGTTGTCGTAATATAAATCTACACTTCCATTATTATTTGCTTTTATATAGGTTTCAGTTGCAGTTGAATTACCAATAAGTATAAATGGACCATCTGTACCAAGTAAAAAGTAACCTGTACCAGAATCAATAACAGCACTATAACTATCAACTTCATTATGAAATATTTGTAAATCGTTTCCTGCTCCGAATATAGCTTTACTCGAATCTGCAAAAGTTATATCATCACCTGCACTTACTGCTATATCTGTTCCCCCTGTAGTATTACCATTAGCTAGTACTTCTGATAATTCGTTATTAGCACCTACTTGATTATCCACATAAGTTTTAATTGCTTTTGCAGAAGCTAACGTATCATCTGAAGCAGAAACACTTGTTAAGTCAGTATCTAATACACCACTTTTTAAATTATCAACTTCTAAATCACTAATAGTATTATTGTCTGCATTTATAGTTTTATTAGTTAATGTTTGTGTATTTGTTAATTGAACAATATTACTGTTTGTAATACTAGCTATTTTTGTTGCTGTGTCTGCATTACCTGTAACATCACCTGTAAGGTCAGAGGTTACACTTGTAAATTGTACATTGCTAGTTGTTGTTAGTTGTTGGTTTATAGCTTTTACTGCTGAAATATTAGTAAGCTCATCATCCATTAATGCACCTGCACTTCTTACATTTGCAGTATCAGTAACATCAGCTCCTGCTTCTATACCATCTAATTTACTTCCATCAGTAGAAACATCTCTACCATCTACTGTTCCTGAAAGTATTATATTACCTTCAAATGTAACATCTTGTGAAGTATCTATTGTTATTGCTAAATCTGTACCTGAACCTGTATAAAACTTTAATGTATCTATAGATAATAATTCACCACCTCCAACACTACTACTTAATCTTAAATCATAGTCATCTGAATTAGGTGCTTTTAAATCTATATAACCACCTGAAGCTCCACCTACCTCTATTCTACCAAAAGCAGAACCTTCAACACTTATTACATCATCTACATCTAATGTTCCGTCAATATCTACATTACTACTAAATGTTCCTGTAGTACCTGAAATAGTACCTCCTGTTACGTTACCACTTAAATTTCCAGTAACATCTCCAGTCAAGTCACCTGTAACATTACCTTCTAAATTAGAAATTAAAGTAGCTACAGCATATCCTGTTCCACTTGTATTTACTGTTGTAGTAGGTTGTTCTTCTAAACTTTTAAATAGCTTAAATTTATCGTCTCCTGCATCTCTAAATAAACCTGCATATAGTGTAGTACCACTTGGTGCATATTTACCATATATTCCTATATCTACTGAATCTGTTGAAGTATTATTTCTAGCTACTTCTATAAGAGGGTCTTCTACTCTTAATGTGTCTGTATCAACAGTAGTTGTTGTGCCATTGACTGTTAAATCTCCAGTAATAGTTAAGTTACCTCCTACTTTAGCATTAGAATAAACGTGAAGATCATATGTTGCTTCTGGAGTTACTCCTATACCTATTTGTGTAGTAGATATATATAAAGGAGTAGAATTTCCTAAACCATCTGTTATTTGTTTTGCTGAACTTCCTATTGCATCGTTATCACTAGCTTTTAGAAGTGCATCGTATGTATTTTTTATTTTTGTGCTTGTTAATGTAGCCATTATTGCTTTTTAAATAAGTTAATAATTTTTTTACGTTCGCCTCTTTTGGCTTGTAAGTCTTTTTTATAATACCCATCCTTCAAAACTAGCATCTTTGTCAGGATAAACATCCTGATTTGAATTAGTATAATATTCATTAAATTTACTAGGAGCATTAAACTGCATATAACTAATAAATCTATCTGTATAATATTGAGCTAAATTTCTTGATTTTTCTATTAAAAAATCTATTTCAGTTTTGTCTACCACACTAGCATTTTCACTTGAACTTTTATAAACACCTTTATTGGCTATGTTATAACTAGCAAAAGGTAAATATTCAACCATAGCCCAATGTATTACCATAGGTTTTACATAATCATTTACTAGTGTTAAATAATCCCCCGTTAAATTACTAGCTACTATATCATCACTTATTTTATTAAATAGATCACTACCTAGATAATTTTGTATATGTATATCTTGTGCTATTTTTACAAATTGTATAAATTTATCCGTATCAACATTCCCGTTAACAGCGGTATATTTAACTAAATCATTTCTTGTTATAAATAATGCCTGTGCCATAATTACTTCTTATAATTTGGATGATGTCCTTGGTTTGCCATATCTTTAGGTGCTTTTTTTGCATCTCTCCAACCTCTTGGTTTAGCTTTGTAAGTTTTTGGTATATCATTAACTTCTACAAAGTCTTTTATTTTATCTGATTTTTCTATGTATTTACCGTTTGTTTTTTTCTTTAATCTGTAGAGTTGTTCACTCCAGTAATGTCCACAACTAACTCCTCCTTTAAATCTAAAAAGATCATAAGGTTTTCCTTTATGCCCAAATGATTTATTTACTCCTTTTTTAGATGCCGCGTCTATATCTTCAATTCTATAAACCATATTTCTTTTCATTAATGCTTTACAAAACTCTCTTGAGTTTCCGCTAGAATATTTTTCAGCATATTTATACCTAACCTTATAATAACTTTTATCTAATACAGAAAAGTCACCTTTACCTTTTTTTAAGTTTGGTATTGCCATTGCTATTTTTTGAAACAATGTTTTCTTTTCTTCTATAAGATCGTTAGCCCAAGATTCAATATCTTTATTTTCATCCGAATATTCTCTTTCATCTACTAATTCCCACTCATCATCTATTTCTTCACCTTTTAAATTTTCTAATATATCTAATGCAACATCATCAGAAAGTTCATTAGAAGTGTTTGAGGACATTTTTACACCTGTTTCTTGTTCTTTAGTTTCTTCATCTTCAATTTCTTCAACTTCAGTGAACTCTAAAGGTTGTAAAGTTTTAAAATATAGGTGTAAAGAAATATTATTAACAGATAATATCTCGTTAAAAGAGTCTATTAATAATTCTTGATAGTTTTTTATAACTATATTATCAAATAATAAAGATGCAGTTTTTATTTCATCTGCATTATTTCCTAAACCACTATTACCGTCTTTTATACCTAGTAATAAAGGTGATGTAATTCTATGTGATATAATTAATTTTTTTATACATTCATTTGATAAATATTCATAATGTTGTGGAGCATCGTTTAATGGAATATCATCTACTGTTGTCTTGCTTTCTGCATTATTATTAAATGCTACAATTACTTTTTCACCTTGGCTTCCTGTTAATTTATTTAAAACATCAGTTTTTACTTGTAATTGTTTTTCTCTATCAGGAACTCCATTATTGAAATTAACTACTTTAGTACCTGAAAAACCACATTGTACTTCGTTAATTAAATAATCAGCTACTTCTTCTTCTAATTCAGCATAAGCTAATCCGCCTTGATAATCCACAGGAGCATAATAATCGTAACCGGACACATATCTTTTAATAATTATTACTTCTGACGTTTTTTTATTACCAAAACCAAATGCTGGGATTCTTTCAGGTTGTTCTGAGGGCTTTATTTTACTCCAGTTATGATGATAATAATAAGCTTCAATTTCTCCTCTCTCGTTGCATTTTTCAGCTCTCAATGTTTGTCTTGGAAAATGCTCGGCTTTTATTACTTTTCCGTTTTTATAGATTATTTGCATACTTGCTTCGCCTAGCAATTTAAGATCTTGACAAGTTTTTCTAATATCATTATTAGGAAATATAGAACGCATTTGAGCATACTCGTCTGGTTTTCTATTTGAATCAGATGCATCTAATCCTTTTCCATAAATCATATTAACAACACTATTTATAATAGCATTATTTGTAGCACTACCATTATATCTATCAATAATATATTGGTAATAATTATTATCTTCACCATAATTAATCCATTCCTTGTTTTTATTTTCAACAATTACTGGTCTATTATAATTTGATAAATTTAAAATATGTAAGTTTTCCATTATATAACTATGAATTCGTTATTACTACTATGAGTAGTATAATTATTATTATTTACACTATAATCTAATACTTGCTGATTAGTGCAAAATATTTTATCTCTAAATATCACATTATTACTTGGATCTGTTATTTCTATAGTATAAAAATTATCTTGCTTTAAATCAAAAATAGCACTTAATTGTCTATAATACTTAACTAAAGAAAAATCACCTGTATGATCTTGAGAATAAACACTTTTATTTTCTGTCTCTGAAAATATATCTACACTGTAAGTAATTGAACCACTATATTCTCTTGGAATAAAGCTTATTGTTTGTGAACTATCAGAGTCTTGTAATATTATCATATATATACAATAAAAAAAACAACTATTTGTTATAATAAAAAAGAGGGCTATTGCCCCCTTTTAAATAATATATAATAAATATATTTTAGAAATCTGAACCAGATGTTACAGTAACAGTAGCACTAGACATTCCAGCATAGGGATCTGAAGCAGTAGGACTGTCAACAAAATTAGCTGGTTTTACTTCTTGAGCTGAAAAGCTAAGAGTATATCCACTAAGGTCTCCCATAGCGGCTCCAGTTACAATTGTTCCTCCTGTTACTTCTGAACCATGTTCTAATCCCATCACAAAAACGTTTCCGTTATAATCTTCTACAGCAATATGAGGTCTACCATAAGCAAGTAACTTAATCTCTTTATTATCTTCTTTAGATAATTTATGTAATGTTAAGTTTAATGTTTGCTCAAAGAAAGTAGTACCATTTTCTCTTGAAGAAGTAACGGTTTGTTCGAATGATGAATTTCCTTTTAATTCATATTTATAAGCAGTAAATGTACCAGTCATGTCAGTTATTTGATCATCTGCATCTTGAGATACAGTACCAAAATCACCAAAGTCAGTAAAATAAACATTTTTTATTCCACCAACTACATCTTTACATGGTTCAATTCTACCTTTTGTTAACGTACAAGCCATAATTTTTTTATTTTAATTAAAAAAAGGGCAGGTAGATTAATTCCACCTACCCTTTTCTTATTGTTATACAATTACTATTAAGCTAATGTTAATAGCACTAAGTCAGAACCAATTCCGTATTGAATACCACTTGTAAATCTCATTACAACTCTTACATTTTGAGATCCATCTAAGTCAGCCATATCTAATACTTTCACCTCATTGTGATCAGACAATAAACCTGTACCGAAGTATAAGTTAGATTTTTGACCAGCAACAGCGTGATCAGATGGCATTCCTGGAGCTAATACAACTTTAATTCCATCGAAAGAAAGTGCATTACCCATATTATACCATTGATTTCCTTTATTTTCGTAACCTGCAGCTCCAAGACCTGATGCTCCAAAACCTCCAAGAGATCTAACATATGCTTGGTAAGCAACTGGTGGTAAATAAATATTTAAATCTTCTTTTCCGTAGATTGCATTAGGAATTGAATCAACAATGTTTCCTAATAAACTATTAATATTAGAAGAAGTAAATGAAGTTTCAGAACCGTTAGCAGCGTCATTAACATCTGAATCAGCAGCCATAAGAACTGTAAACCCGTCAAATTCACCAGCATTTCCGTTAACTCCACCCCAAATATTTTGCTCAGTTTTTTCTGCAACTAAACCAGCAACGTGGCTTATTAAAAAATCACTAAATTTAGGAGGTAAGTTATCAAATGAAGAATATCCCATTTGGATAGCTTCCCAATCGCTTCTAAAATCTTTCTTACAAAGTTCTAAGTTTACTTGAAACTCTTCAGGTTGTAAGATTCTTTCTGTTAACGTAACAGTAGCAGTGTCTGTAAAATCACAAGTAGCATCTTTGATTACATTAGAATCAGTTGCAACTTTTTTAATTACTTCTTTGAACTTTACGTTAGGTTTTATCTCGATGTTACCTTGATCTAAAGTAGCACCAGATAGTAATGCAGCTGAAATATACTTTCCAGCAAATTCCCCTGCATAAGTACTCGTAATTGATGTAGTAGTAGCCATAATAATTATTATTTATTTTAATTTAAAATTCTATTTAATACTCTGTCTTTAATTGTTTGTGCTCTATTTTTAGAATACAAATTTATTTTCTTTTGTTCTTTACCTTCAGGTGAGTGATTAACCTTTTTAGTTTCTTCAGCTAATTCAACAGGTTCTTCTTTACTTAACATTTCTGTTACAGCAAGACCAACTTGTTCACTCATATCTTCTTCGTCTTTGTGAGGTCCTTTAAGATCTTCGATCATAGCTTTAATTTCTTCTACAACTGAAGATAATTCTTCTTTTGTAACATATTTTGCTTCAACCTCTTCTTCTTTTTCATCTTCTAGTTCTTCAGAAATTTCTTCAGAAGCTTCGATTTCTTCTTCAACTTCTTCTTCTTGTGGTTTACTATCAACAATTTCTTTGATAATTCCTTCTTCTTCAATAACTAAAATTTTACCATCCTCTAATTCATATTCACCTAATGGAAGAGCTACACGCTCATCTTCAGTAACTATAAATACAGGTTGGTCGCTTTCAAATGATTCTGCTTCTAAAACAGTTCCATTTTCTAACTTCATTTGTGCTAACTTTACTTCTTCTACAGAAGATTCGTTTTCAACACCTAGAAGTTCTTTAACTTGATTTAACATTTCTAATGGTTTCATAGTATTATAATAATTAATAGATTTATTTGTTATATTTTCCCTATACCTTGTGCTTGGTAACTACCGTCACAACATTTTCTAGAATAAGTTAGTCCGTCTTTACATAAACATCCTCTTTTGCTATTTTTAGGGCTAGTATAGTATTTATTAGATTCGTATTTTTTTCTCATATTATTTTTTTGTTGGTACACAGTTTGGTACTTTTTTTCCATTTTTAGTTTTAAAACCTACCATTTCATATCCATCCCAACACGGTGCTTTTAACTCTTCTAATTCTTTTAACTTGCTTTCTGACCAACGTTTTCCAGCTTTACCTCCCCAAAGTAAATAAGATATAGTTCCACAAGCTTCGTTATCACCTTCTTTATAATATTCTTCTGCTCTAGATAAATAACTATACATTCTTTTAATTGTCTGTTTACTAATAGCCTTTCCTTGGGCTAACTGTTGTGCTCTAATTTTACCAACTTGTGTAGCACATTTATTATTTACTTTCTTATTTAACTCTAACCCTCTTTTAGCATTGTTTTTAACCGCCTGTGGATAATCAGCATAAGTTTCTAATTCTAGTGTTTTACCACTTTTATATCTTTTATCTTTTTTAACTATTCCTTTTATTTGTGATAATAACTCGGCAGCTTCTTCTTGTTCCATTATTGCAAGTGCATTGGGCTCATTTGGTCTTTCTAATTTATCTGCAAAATAACCTTCTATTGAAAAACCTTTAACTTTACCAGTTTTTACAAAATCATTCCAAACTTCATCATTATTTACTTTTACAGAAACCATCCAAGTCCCTATAGGTGCATTTAAATCATACTTTCTTGTTTTATCAAATTTATCATCTTCAACTATCCAAGATTCAACTACAGATAATCCTTGTAGTGGTAATTGATGTTCTAAAGTAGATTTATTTTGATTACCTCTCATTAAAAATAGCTCACTTGCTTTTTTAACTGTTTTTCTAGAAAAATAAATATAATATTCCTTTTCTTTGTTTTTTCTATATATTGGTTTATTAGGTATTAAAGCAGCTCCCATAAGAATTCTTTTTTCTTTATCAACTTCTGCTAACTTTAATTCTTGGTTTTTTAATGCAATAAAATCTTCTTCTATTGCTGGGTTTTCAACAACTGATATTGCTTGAATTCCTGAAAACTCATCTGATTCGTCTATAAAAAGTTCTATAATGTCCATATATTAATAATAATATTATTTGTGTTTTGTTATATTATCCAATTGTCGCTCCTGATACAATATTCCTATCAAGTTCCTGTGCGGTTGTTACATCATTACTAACCACAAATGCTTTTACTGGTTGTTGTGTTTGTTCTGATATAGCACTAGCTAATTGATTTGTTCCGCTTGATCCTACAACATTAAACGCAGGTGGAGCAGATGGAATAGCTGGTGATGAATTACTACTACCACCTGATCCTTTAGCAAATGAAGGTGGAGTTGGTTCTTTTGTAGCGGTAATTTGTTTAACATTCCTTAAACCTGCTGCTATAATAGCTGCCGCTTGTATAAAACCAAATATACCTCCTTGTGCTAATGCTTTACTAGCTCCAGCATAAGTATCTCTTATTGCTTGAACCGTAGCTATTCCTTTTCCAAATTTAGAATTTTGACCTACTATTGATGCTATATTACCTAAAGCACCTGTAATTTCCTTTTCTTTTGCTTTTGCTAAGTCTACCTCTATTTTGGTTTGTTGTCTTTTTGTTTCTTCATCATAAGCAAGTAATTCATTATTTGCATCTGCATAAGCTTGTGTGCCTTCTTTATACAAAGATTTTTTAGTTTCTAATCTTTGTAATTCTATTTCGCGTTCTTTTTCTAAATTATCCTTTTGAGCTTGTAATCTTAAATATTCGTTTTCTATTTGTTCTGAATTAAAGTCTCTTTCTGCTTTTTGTCTTTCTGTAGTAGCATCTATATCACTTTGTTCTAACTCTAATTTTTCTCTCAATAATGCATTACGGTTAGAATCTTGTTCCGACATAAAACCAGTAATTTGAGCTTCAACTGCTGCTTTTTCATTTTTAGCTTCTTGTAACGCTATAAAGTTTTCTTCATTTTGATTTTTATCATATTGAGCTTGAGCAGCAGCTTCGATAGCATTAGCGTTTTCAAGCATTGCTTGTTTTTGTTCTTCTAATACTGCTTTTAATTTATCATTTGCTGCTATTCTTTCCTCTATAGTATTAAACTCATTATCTCTTAATTGTCTTTGTTGTTCTGCTTGTCTATCATAATCTTCTATAATACCTTGATTTAAAACCCTTGCTCTTTCTGATGTTTTTTGTAATTCAATATTAGCTTTAGCTGAATTTACAGTTTCTTTAACATAATCCTTAGTTGCTGTTACGACATTACCAACTGTTTCAACAGTTTTATCAAAACTATCATCTACACCTGTAACTACATCAAATAATTCTTTTCCTGCATTTTTAGCGCTTTCAGCAGCTCCAGCAAAATCACCTTGAAATACTTTTACAACAGCATCACCTAAAAAACCTAAAGCATCTAAACTTGATTTTACTCTTTCTATTACATTATCAACTATTGCTTGTCCAAAATCTTTTAAAGAACTAACTGGATCTTCAAATATACCTTTGAAATAGTCTATTATAGTTCCCGCGTTAGTATCTATAAAGCTAAAGAAGTCATTAAATGCTAAAGATAATGTTTCAAATGTTGTAGAAAAAAAATCAGTTACTTTTTGATTTTGATTTAAAACTTCTGTAAACTTGGCAAATGCTGCAATAGCTAAACCTATACCAGCTGCTTTTAAAGCTCCTCCTATTTTTTTAACACCACCAGCTGTTTTATTAGATGCATTCTCAACACCTTTTAAACCATCTTTAGTATCTTTATTACCTTTTTCAACTTGTTTATTAAGCTCTTGTATTTCTTTTTTTAGTTCTTCTACTTCCGCTACAGCTTTATCTGTTTTAGCAATAAGATCTATTGTAATTTTTTCCATGCTATTTCTTTTTTAAATTGAGCAAATGTTTCTTTTAAACTTTCGGGAAACTTATATTTTCCTTGTGCTATTCTAATGTTTTCTGTTTCACCATTAGCATCTTGCAATAATTGTAATATATTTTCTATCATACCTCGTTTAATAATTCTATATCACTTTCTCCAGTTCCTAGATTAGTTGTTATACTATTTATTTTATAGCTTCTGTTGTTTATTACAAATCTATCTGCTAATGTGTAGTTTCTTAATATCTTTAATGGGAGAAATGCTTTAACTTTTGATAATCTCCTTTTAGTATTAAATACATCTGTTATATATGTACTATATAAGTCTTCAAATAAACTTCCATCAAATACACCACTAGGTTGCCATTCATTTGTTTCTAATCCGAAATGTATTGTAGTGTCATCTGTACTTGAATCTAATGCTACTGAATTACTAGGTATATAATAACCTGTAAAACTTGATTCAGGAATCTCTATATGACTTTGTCCTAATGTTTCTAAAAATGATATTGATGTAGGACTTGAATTATTATATACAGCATAAAATAACAAAGGTTCTCCTTTTATAGGATCTTCATTTTCGTCAATCATATATCCTACTTGTACATTTTTAGTAGAGTTATCTGCTCCGTCCGTTAATCTTTCAAACTGCATATGTTCATAAGGTAGTTCTACTTTATATATACCTCCGTCTAATGATTCATTATTATTATATTCTAATGAACCCCACTCTCTATTAAATAATTGATTAAATACAGATGCTAATAAAGACTTTGTTCCTTTATATTTAAATATTATTTCTTTATAAGGTAGTGCTATATTTATTTGACTTGAATCTATATCTACATATTCACTTATATCATAACTCGTACCTGCACTATAGAAACTATCAAGTGTATCTACTTTTATTGTTCCATCATCTAATGTAAATGCTGTAAGGTTAAACATCTTAAATAATCCTGTAAGAAAATCTATAACTTTTATTTCAGGTACATTTTGTGTTGGTAAAAATTCTATTGTTTCTGTTATTTCAGCATTACCTGCACCTACTGTTTGTTCAGAAGGATTGTTAGGTTTTATATTTACAAATCCTAAAGTAAATGTATTAAATGTAACTGAGTCTCTACCTCTTACAAAAGCAGTCAGTTCTCCATCTTCTAAATCTCCAGTAAATGAAAATTGTTCTGAACTTAAATTACCAGTATTATCTATAAGAGATGTAAATAAAGCACCATTTCTATAAATCAAAACATCATAAGAAATAGATGTATCACTCATAACTGTTGTTAAACTTATGTTTGTTATAGTTCTTTCTACTGTTAATGTTTCTCCTATTACATCTCCAGATACATATACAGGATTTTGTATGCCATCAAAATTTGTTACTTGTGATGTGAATGTTTGATCGTCTTGTATTAGATTCCCTTTTTTTCTTTGTAACCATAAATATAAATTATGGTATCTACTATTAGTTGTATTAAAAAAGTCTGTAGAAAAAGTTAATCCATATTCATTCTCTATAGCTTTTATTATTGTGTGTACTCTTATAGCATATTTTAAATCACTCCACAACACACCATTCTTTTGACCAGAACCTACAAATGATATGTTTCTACTGTCTTGAACGTGAGTTGAGGAATCATAATATAATCTATAATTATGAGCAATTAAAGGAGTTATAACTGCATCTGCATATGTTACACTATCTACTGTTACATCTAATCCAGCTTGTAGTCTTAATTTAACTTGTGAATTAGTATAATTTAATTTAAAATTATTTAACCAAGTCAATGCATCTAATTTATCTTCTCCTAGCAAGTCTTTTAAATCTACTGTGTTTCCAAAGAATGTTATTCTATAAGCATAAGGCTTATTATTCTTCATATCTACTCCCTCTAACTTTATTTTACCTTTTTCAAATGGCAAATAGTTAAGTTCTATAGTAGCACTCTTTTTTATTCTTGCATCAAAACCTCCTACTATATCATAATTATAATAGTGTTTAAATATTTTGTTATTTTCTTTAGATGCAGGAAGTGAGAATGTTTTAGTAAAGTTTGTAAACACTTTAGCTATGTCTTTTACATTCTGAATAGTTTGAGTTAGAGATACTGACTCATCCTTAAACATATCCATTCTATTTCCCTCAATATATAATTGAATATTCTGCATTATCTGATGTCATTTATTTTATTAAACGCATAACTAAAGTCTATAGTGTAGTTTATTAGCTTGTCATTTACAGATGTCTTGAATTGTAAGCTAGACGTATCTAAGGTTATTGGTAAAACCTCATTACCATCATATACAAACACTTGTTCACTTAGCATTAGTTGTTTCATTACATCATTGAATGATTCGTCTATATATCCTGTATTCATTGTTATAGATTCTTTTCCTGTAACGTGAAATTGTCTTATTTGATGTTTTTCTTTATTGTATGTAGGGTCAGAAACAAAGTCCATTAAGTTACGTTTGTAACTATCTGAATTTGCATTCAAACTCTTAACTGATTTTTTATGAAATGGCATAATCTGTAATGCACCATATTTATTGTAGAATATAACATCTAAGAAATCGTATTTAGGTTCACATACTTCTTCTAATGTTACAACTACGCTTTGTGTATATCCTGATTTAGAAGTAGAGATTGTTATTTGATCTCCTGTAATTAAACCATCTGTAGGAGTAACTCTTATATATACAATTTTATCTTCAGATATATTAGTATCACTTACTGTGATATCTGACATTACTGTACTCCAGTACTCATCATATAAGTTCCAAAATTCTTCAGTAACATTCCAAAAAACATTTGCACCTCCACCTGTTGTAAACTCTATAGTACCTTCAGCTTCTGCAAATATTGGAAATACTATATCTCTACCTCTTTTAAAATATATCTTAGTATTTGTTTGAAGATATTGAGGAGTATAATTTCCTGTATCTGCTATTGTATAATTTTCTCCAGTTACAAATATATCTTGTTTTACTGTTAGTTGTGTATCACTATCTATCGCAGAAATAGTTGTACTTGTAGAGTCTGTTGTGTTTGTAACAGCATCTCCCACACTAACTGTCTTAGTAAATGTTTGTGTAGAATCTATAAGTTTATATCCCGCTGTGCCTGTTGTTGTAGAACTTACTTTTGTTACTGCAGGATTTGTACTTGTTCTAGGATTTACTCCTTCTTCAAAATATCCATAACCATCAAAAGCTAAGTAATCATAATTCTGTGTTTCACTACCTGATGTTTTAGTTAATGTAACATCTGCTTCTACCCATACACCATCTATTGAATATGAACCATACTCTGTGATTAGATAATCTCTAATAAGTTCTGTTATTTCATATATCACATAGTTATTAGTACCTATAATATCTTTGCTTATAGTATACTGTGGTGATGCGGGTTTGTCTGTTGTTAAAGTTCCTGAATATATATATAAGCTCATTGAAGCTGAACTAAGTGTACCAGAAGCTGGTTCTACTTTTATATAATATGGACTTCTTGCATTTATTATTGTACTCATTGTCTTGTATCAATTGTTATATTAATAAGGTCTTTTGCAAATGCTTCACCTAATTCACTTGGTAATCTAGTGAAAGCTTTTTTAAATGGTTTTGTAAAGAAAAAACTAGGTTTTATACCTTGTGCAAATATAAATTTCTGTAATACAAATCCAATAGACCTATAATTACCTTTTGCAAATCTACCTTTTTTATCTCTTAATCTGAAGTTTCTAGCTTTAGCCCACTGTTCTATAAATTTTTGTGGAGGTTTTTTGTTAGTATATTTGAATGGACTATTAGGCGCTTTTTGTTTTCCATTTTTAACTAAACTTGGGTTTGCACCTTTTACACCTTGATCTACAAAATCACCATATTCATCCATGAATATATCTAAATGTAAACCGTTTTTCTGTTTCGTTAAGTTAGTACGTGCCTGTTGTATTACATACTTGGCAAATTTATCGAGTTCTTCTTTTGTTTGTTTAAAATCCATTAGCAAATAGTCATATCATTTTGTATTATTATATCAAACGTAGCTGTCCAACCAGCTAATTTGTTTTCAAACCTATCTACAAAAGGTTCACAAGATACATCACCTTGTAGTTGATATAGTTCACTATATAGATCACCTCTTTTAAGTAAACTAGTCAACCTAGCAGCAACACCTAACTGTGTATTTAATACATCTTGTTCATTATCATTACCCATGAACTTAGTAGTTTCTTCTTTTTTACTTTCATCTACGATATCCATAAATAATATACTCATACTAAAAGTAATTGTTTTGTCATTTATAGTACTGTTGTTTACTATTATGTGTGATAAAGGGAAAATGTTTTGTTTGTTTAAATCAACATCATCTATATTGCCGTATGTAATTGTATTCACAAAAGGTTCTTGTTCTAATGTTTCTTTTATTTTTGTTGTTATATTATAAAATCCTGTCATTTTTTAAATTTTGATTTTATTCTTTTTGATTCTAATTCTAATTTATCTTTTTCAAAAGCTAAATATGTTAAACATTCATGTAATTTGAGATAGGTGACTTCGTCAAATCTTGTAATGTCTCCTCTACTAATTCCATATATAGATTGATACCAGCCCCATTTTCTAGCAAAGTTTGATTCAATTGTATATTGTCCTTCTGATTCTGTAAAGATCTCAGGGTATTTATTGATAAGTCCTTGCTTAAACTGTAAAAAAAAATAATGGTTGACATAACTACAGATAATGGCATTTTTTTCATATTATTATTTATGCCTTTGTATTCTTGTATTAAATACTTATCTTTGTCTTTGT